TGTTTATAGAGAAAACAATATAGAACCTTTAGACGTTCATCCTAGTGAATTTAAATGGGTTAGATCTGAGTTTGATACAGTTATTGAAAATGAAAATACGTTAGAGGATCTTAAAAATCAGATCTTAAATCTCCTTTAAGAATAGTAATTTTCTTTTCTTTATCAAATACAACTTCACAGTTAAGACAAATAGTTCTATATAGTTTATTATAATCAATAATATCTAATTGTTCAGGATATTTTCCTATAAACCCGCACGATTCACATTTAAATTTTTTCTTGTATCCGTCCTGTTGCCATTGTGGTTTAACAATTTTCTTCTTTTCTATAATACAAGCATCGCACAAGCGTCTATAAAAGATCTTATCGTCTTTTTTATAATTAATTGCTTTAGGATTGGTATTACAGCGTTCGCATAAGTCTCGCATGTAATATTTATGGTGCCTTTAGATACCTTTAATTTTACTAATCACTACCTTTGTGGCACCTTTTTTACTGATGTAACCACGTTTTTTATCCAGGATCTAATAAATATTACTAAGAAGTCTGTAATACAGGAGATCCAATATGGCATTGAATTCACCAGGCGTAGAAGTACAGGTAATTGACGAAAGTTTTTATGTACCTGCAGAACCATCTACACGCCCACTTATTGTTCTTGCTTCAAAGCAAGATAAAACTAACGCAAGCGGAACAGGGATAGCTCAAGGTACTCTGCAATCAAATGCAGGAAAACTTTACCTTGTTACGAGTCAAAGAGAACTTACTGAGATATTTGGTACTCCGCTTTTCTACAAAGATCCAAGTGGCAATCCATTACACGGTGGTGAACTTAATGAATATGGTCTACAGGCTGCTTATAGCTTTTTAGGTATAGCTAATTCAGTTTATGTTGTTCGTGCTGATGTTGATCTAAATGAATTAACAGCTCAGTATGATCCGCCAGGAGCTAATCCAGCAGCAGGAACATATTGGTTAGATACTCAAAATACCAGAGTTGGTATTTTTGAATGGAATGGTAATCCTGCTACAGTTTCTGGAGGACAGAAATTTACAAATAAGGTTCCGATTATTATTACAGATCCATCAAAGTTGGATGAAGATATTCTTACAGAAAATGATCCACCAAAGGGAGCAATTGGTGTTGCAGGCGATTATGCTCTAGTATCTGTAAGTAATCTTAATAAACTTTATTATAAGAATAGATCAGGTAATTGGGTTCTAGTTGGCAGTAATGCATGGCATGCAAGTTGGCCAACTATAAAAGGAACAAAAACATTTCCAACACTTACAACTGGTCATTCAATGACAATTAACGGTGTTACTGTTACTTTAAGTGGTACAACTGTTGGCCAACTTGCTACTCAAATTAGTGGAGCAGGTATTAGAGGCGTTACAGCGGCAGCAGTTGATGGTCAGTTAGAAATATATAGTGATGGTGCTGTAGATGATGTTAAGATGGATAGTTCTACATCAAACGCTATTGTTATCGCTGCTGGTGTAGGAACACTTGTAACAGGAGACATTACTACTAGTTCATTAGGTATTAAAGTTGGAACATATTATGGACCAAGATTAACTATTACTCCACATACACAAATTCCACGTTATAAGGCAATTGATCCTGCTCCACGTCCAACTGGATCACTTTGGATTAAGACTACAGATGTAAACCTTGGTGCTCGTTGGAGAGTAAAACTATGGAACACTGTTACTGAAGATTGGGATGCAGTAAATGCTCCTTTATACTCTAACGGTGAAGAAGCATTGTATAAACTCGATCGTGCAGGTGGTGGTAAGAATATACCAACAGGATCAGTTTATGTTCAGTATAATTTTGATGAAGATTCGGGTTCAGATGACACTCCGAGAGTTGCTTCGTTTAAGATTTGGCGTAGAGTTCGTCCAGATCCAACATCAATTACTAGTAAGATAATTGAAGCAGGAACATTTACAGCCGGAACATATAACTTTACACTAGCTGAAACACAAACCGGTGTTGAAGGACTTGCATCCTATAAGACTATACAATTTACATTAACAGGTGCAAAAAGCGATGCTGACGTTATTGCTGATGAAATTAATAAAGGTGATGGTGAAGCACTTGATCCATTTAGACATATCGAAGCAAGTATTGATAGTCGCAATAGACTAGTAATTACTCATAAAGTAGGTGGTGACTTCCGCCTACGAGACGGAACAGGAAGCCCTCTAAAGTTTGCAGGATTTTTACCATGGGATGTAACAACTAACTCAGGTACTGCTAATCTTTATAGAGATCCATTTGATACAGATCCGGATTTTGTTGATACTACATATTATATTGCATCAAACTGGAAACCACTTAGCTATACAGCAAGTGAAGATCCGCCAACATCACTTCCGGAAGATGGACGTTTATGGTATAAATCAGCTCTTGACGAAGTTGACATTATGATTCATAATGGAACAAAATGGGTTGGTTATTTAGATCCAACTTCACCGTTCTACGAATCAGATGAAGATTTCCAAACAGATCCAGCTGGTCCAATTATTGGTGCAACAAGACCTACTACACAAAGTGATGGAACAACACTTCGTGGAGGAGATCTTTGGATCGACACTGGAGATGTTGAAAATTATCCAGCTCTTTATAAATGGGATGGATTTAACCTAGTATGGGTTCCAGTTGATGCGTCAGACCAAACAACGGAAGACGGTATTGTTTTTGCAGATGCAAGATTCAATACATCCGGTGCTAATAGTGATACACAGGCAACTATTGTTGAATTACTTACAAGTAACTTTGTTGACTTTGATTCACCAGATCCGGACCTATATCCGCGTGGTATGATGCTGTTCAATACTCGTCGTTCAGGATTTAATGTAAAAAGATTTGCTAGAAATTACATCGACCAAGATCTTGACAACGAGCGTATGAATGGTGAATCAATGGACGGATACTATCCACATCGTTGGGTTAATGAATCGGGCAATGCTTCTAACGGAAGTGGATTATTTGGTCGAAAGGCTCAACGTAAGGTAGTTGTTAAGAGATTGAAAGGTCTTATTAATACTAACCAGGCAATACGTGATTGGGAAAGAAATACTTTCAACCTAATTGCTTGCCCAGGTTATTGTGAAACTATTCAGGAAATGGTAACACTTAACACCGATCGTAAATATACTGCATTTGTTGTCGGTGATGCTCCATTTAGACTTACAAGCGATGCAACATCATTAGTTGAGTGGGGTTCAAATGCTAACCTTGCAACTGATAACGGCGATGAAGGATTAGTTACATATGATCCGTACTTAGGTGTTTATTACCCAAGTGGATTTACTAGTGACAACTTTGGAAACGATATTGTTGTTCCACCGAGTCATATGGTTCTAAGAACTGTTGCACTTAGTGATGCTGTTAGCTTCCCATGGTTCGCTCCTGCAGGTATAAGAAGAGGTGGTATTAACAATGCAACTTCTATCGGATATGTAGATGCAAAAGAAGGTGAATTTAGAAGTGTTGCTATCAATGAAGGTCAAAGAGATGCTCTTTACAGTGTAAAAGTAAATCCTCTTACTGTTCTAACAGGAAGTGGTCTTGTTATTTTTGGTCAGAAGACTAGATCAAGAGCAGCAAGCGCACTAGACAGAATCAATGTTGCAAGACTTGTTATCTATCTAAGAGGACAACTAGATAAGCTTTGTAAACCATACATCTTCGAACCTAACGATAAGATCACAAGAGATGAAATTAAAGGAGCAGCAGATAGCTTAATGCTTGACCTAGTGTCAAAGAGAGCAATTTACGACTTCCTTTGCATATGTGATGAATCAAACAATACTCCTAGCAGAATTGATCGCAATGAGCTTTGGCTTGATATTGCAATTGAGCCTGTTAAGGCAATTGAGTTCATTTACATTCCATTAAGATTAAAGAATACAGGTGAAATAGCAGGTATATCTAATCCTGCAACAAATACACAGGTATTTTCAAACTTATAATTGATTAATATTGGGCCCTCAAAATGGGGGCCCAATAAAAGTATAAATATATTAGAGAACTAGGAGTCTAGGATGTCAATTGCAACACTTTCAAAGTTTACAGTGCCTCTAGCATCAGACGTAAGCGCCCCAAATCAGGCTCTTTTGATGCCAAAGCTACAATATCGCTTTAGAGTCACTTTTGCTAATTTCGGTGTAACAACACCAACAACAGAATTAACAAAACAGGTTATCGATGTAACTCGTCCAAATTTAACATTTGATGACATTACATTAGATGTTTATAACAGCAGAATTTATCTTGCTGGTAAACATACATGGGATCCAATAACACTTACATTACGTGAAGATGTTGGCGGGTTTGTTCAACAGCTAGTTGGTGAGCAACTACAGAAACAATTTGATTTTTACGAGCAGGTTTCTGCTGCATCTGGTATTGATTATAAATTCTCACTTAGAATTGAGATTTTAGACGGTGGTAACGGTGTTAATATTCCAGGTGTATTAGAAACAACAGAAATGTATGGTTGCTACATACAGAATGCAAACTACAATCAGTTATCATATGCTACAAGCGATGCTGTTACTTTAACATTATCTATTAAGTTTGATAACTGCATTCAGACACCGTTTGATAGAGCAGGTATTGGTATTCCAATTAGTCCAAGAACAACTGGTACACTTGCTACTGGTGGTGGTATTTAATTTATTTAGAGATCCTAGACAAAGTAAAAGGGACCAGCATAAAAAACTGGTCTTTTTTATTGACTAAATATAACTATGACTAGAGTTTACAACGGCTATCTAGGTAGTCAGGAAGGACTATTTTTACGAGACTGGCAACATGCAGCTAGATTGTATGTTGATGATGTATATCGTTTAGCTCCTAAAACAAAATTTATGTATTATGCTGTCTTTAATTTTAATGAAGACGCATTAGGCAATACAGCTTTTAGAGATCAAAATAGGAAAGAACTTAATTTTTTAGTTAAAAAAATGGATCTTCCTAAATTTACCTTAAATGTAGAAAATCTTAATCAATATAATCGTAAAACAACAACCTATACAAGAATTACATACGAACCAGTAAACATTACATTTCATGACGATAATAATGGTGTTTCTAATGCTATGTGGGCAATGTACTACAGTTATTATTTTAATGATCGTCTAAACTCTCAAACTCCGTATAGTGATATAAATCCTCCTGCCTATTTGGATCATGCTTATGATCCTAAAGCTTCCTTTCCATTTAGATATGGATTAGATAAAGGACCGAGAGGACCAGCTCATTTCTTTAATAGTATTCAACTTATGACACTTAGTAAACATAAATTTACTAGTTATCTATTATGCCATCCAAAAATTACATCTTGGACCCATGATTCGTTAGATCAATCAGATGGAGCGGGTATTGTAGAAAATAGTATGAGTCTTGCCTATGATGCAGTGATTTATACAACTGGAACAATATCATTTGACAATCCTTCAGGTTTTGGAACTTTACATTATGACAATTATCCAAGTCCACTAGGTCCTGAAAACCAAGATTTCTTAGTTGGTATATTAAATGATACTTTTGCTAATGATTTAATGACTGCTAATCCTTTTAATGTTATAGATTTAGGAATTAGTTTATTATCAGGCACAAGACAAAATGCTATTATCGGAAATCAAGCACCGATAGGTAGTGGAGTAGTAGGCTCTGTAGAAAGTTTACAACCTGCAGGCGGATTACAAACATACAGTGTTAGTAATACTGTAACTTTAGCAAATTTGTTATCAAATCAAACAATTACACCAGTTAATAATGCTCCTATTGATCCTTTTTATAATACTGGAGCACAAGCACGACAAAGTGCAATAAATGATCAATTCTCAGCATCATTAAAAGGAGCAAATCCTATAGATCCTCCTATTATCACCGATGTATATGTAAATAATTTGCCTAAAGATACACCTAGTTCTATAGAATCTAAAATATTTGGAAATTATAACACAGGAGTTGATCTACCTGAAACACAAAACGCTGTAAATATAAATTATTTTGCTCAATCTGATGTGAAAACAGCTCCCGCTATAACAACTTCTGAATTAATTACAAATAATCCATTAGGTCCTGATATTCCCGAGGATCCGTTCGTATAAGGAATAAAAAATGTCTACAATAAAATCAAATTTACCATTATCTTCAGGTTCTACAGATAGCGCAGATGATACTATTAGATTTTTTAACAACTATTACCAACAAAGAGTTGCAGTTTCCGGATCATCACTTGATGCTGCTATCATATTTTTTAGAAGTAGGGGATTTAGTGAAACAGCTTCACAATCTGTTGCTGGTGTTTTGATATCTCAGGCAAAAATAGATGGTATAAATGTATTTAAACTTATAGAAACCTTAAAAGGACTTACAGAAATACAATTAAGCTCTATAGTAAGGGAAATACTTAACCAAAACAGAATAAGAATTAGTACATTAGGAGAAAGAAAAGATAATTCTCCTAATATCCAATATGAATTAAGGAATGTTATACCTTAATGGGAAGATTTGCTCAAGGAAGTTACAAATTAACCAATCCTGACAAGTATGTAGGCACAAAATCTCCAAAATATCGGTCAGGCTGGGAGAATGTGTTTATGCAATTTTGTGATAATAATCCCGCAATTCTTCAATGGGCTAGTGAAGCCATACAAATTCCATACAGAGACCCTACATCTGGTCGTCAAACCATCTATGTACCTGATTTTTTCATAGTTTATGTAGATAAAGACGGAAAACAACATGCCGAA